GCCACAACTTCTAACATTTATAGCTATAGTAGTAGCATTTACTACTATGAAGGTAAATATTGATATTTTGAAAGATAAAGTAAAGACATTGTTTAAACTAATAAATAAAGATAAAGACTAATGCCAAGTTTAGCTCAATTAGAAGAACGCATAAAAGCCCTAGAGGAAGATTCTCATCCTCCTGTAGAATGGCAAAGGAAGCTAGATGACTTAGAATCTGAGCTAAGTAGGTTAACAGAAAAGCTTGAACAATATGGCATCTAATGCTTAAATTTATAGTACTTTCAGCCTTACTTAATACAGGAGAGATAATCGCCCTCCCTCCTGAAGGACCTAAGACAGAAGCTGGTAGACGTAGAAATAAAACTGGGCGAGGAAAAAGGAGAGGTGGCAGTGGCTTACGATGAAGATGAATTAAAAGAATTTTTAAGGCTTAGTAATAGGCAGGAAGATATAAGACGGGGTAGTTATAGGGGGAAAGGCCCTTCTAAGTCAGTGTACGATGGTCCGATCACAATACAAGATGTTGTTTGGGATACAGCGACTATGCCCCGCCATAATCAGTCTGACTTAGTAGAGGCAGCTTTGTCTGAAGAACATCCAACTGCAGGCGGTACATATGAAGGTAATGTCTATTACTCTAACATACTCCCTAAGGGTAAGGATGAAACCCCTTGGAGTAAAAGAGGTTCTGTTCTAGTTAAAAAAGCTGCACAACCTAATGCTAGAAAGAGTGCTATATTAAATGTAGAAAATTATTTTGTAGACATAGGATATATGCATGAATCTGAAGTAGATGGTAAAAAAGGTAAGCAATTAATGGGCATGATACGTAGGTGGAATCTTAATGCCGGTACCTCTAAAGAAGCTATGTTTGATGCAATGAAGGGATGGAAAGATAGATTGTTTGATGGTGGAGATGAGGAGTATGAAGAAGACCTTCGTGAAGGCGGAGGTGATCAAGGTGGATATTAAGATTAAGAAAACGCCAGCACAAAAAATTAGAGATTATTTTAATACGCCTAAATGGCGTTTATTAACTAAAAAGCAGGAGAAGAAATATGGCAGAGTATGATAATAAAGCATTTAATGCTATGGAGAATGCAACTAAGTCTAGATCAGATGATTTTCTTACGGAAAGAAAAATAAGGAGAAGGGAATCTCAATATCCACGAAGTGAGTATGGTCTTCTGGAACCAGAGGAAAGGTTGGTTTTAAAGAATTTTTTTGGGACTGAGCAATTTGAAGGAGACCCTTATGATTTTTTTAAACCTTATGGCGTTGAAGGGGGTGGTTATGAAAACTGGGATAAAAAGACTCAAGAAGTGTATGATCTTCTTGATTACCTTTATAGCGCAGGAGATGTTGGGAAAACTGGCAATCCTTTAATTGCCTATGAAAAGTCAATAGACAAGGATATAGATTTGGAGAAACTTCCAGGGGATAGAAAAGCTATGTCTAAAATACCAAGGTATCGAGAAGATATAATGCAGCCCATGGAAAAAAAGAAGGGTTTATTAGGACTTATACAAAGATCTCTTAAAGGTGGAAAAAGTGGTTATGAATAAAGTAATACTATTTAAATGGCAAATATAAATCTAAATAACATATCTAAAGCAGAAGAAGAGTTGCGACTAGCTCATAAAGACTTAATAGCCTTTGGGAAGCTCTTTCTACCTGATGATTTCTGTAGATCAGAAACTCCCTTCTTTCATTATGAGGTGGCAGATGCTTTACAAAATGAAGATCTTAGACAGCTTGCTGTTATCCTTCCAAGGGGTCACGGAAAGACTGTACTTACCAAATGCAATATATTGCATGACTTCTGCTTCACGAAGGAACCGCTGTTCTACGGCTGGGTGGCTGCAAGCTCTAAGATCTCTGTCCCTAATTTGGACTATGTGAAGTATCATATAGAGTTTAATGATAAACTTAAATACTATTTCGGTGACTTAAAAGGGAGGAAATGGACTGAAGATGATATTGAACTTAAAAACGGTACTAAACTCATTTCTAAGAGTAATCTATCTGGTATTCGTGGTGGTGCCAAGCTTCATAAAAGGTATGATCTTATTGTGCTTGATGATTTTGAAGATGAGAATAACACTATTACTCCTGAATCGAGGTCGAAGATATCCAACCTCGTTACGGCTGTTGTCTTTCCTGCATTGGAACCGAAAACAGGACGATTAAGAATAAATGGTACGCCAGTGCATTATGATAGCTTTATTCAGAAGATTTTAGTGGGACATGAGCAATCTTTAAAGAAAGAAGAGGACTATTCATGGAAGGTGATTACCTATAAAGCTTTAATGGAGGATGGAGGGACTCTTTGGCCATCATGGTTTGGTCATAAAGAGATGGAGCGAAAGAAGAAGTTCTACCAGGACTCAGGTACACCACAAAAGTTCTACCAAGAGTATATGATGGAGGTACAAAGTGAAGAAGATTCAATTTTTAATAGGGATCATGTTAAGTATTGGGATGGTTCTTTTACTAAGGATGTTGATACTGGAGTCATGTTTGTTGTGCCAGACGGTGATGACCCTAAGCCCTGCAATATTTTTGTGGGAGTAGATCCAGCTACAGATTCAGCAAGACGTAATACAGATTATAGTGTAATAATTGTAGTAGCAGTGACCCCAGATAATAATATTTATGTCCTAGACTATATAAGGAATAGGACGCTACCTGTTTTAGGTATAGAGGGTACAGGCCAGAAAGGGATCGTAGATTATATATTTGATTATGCCAAATTCTATAAGCCAACCCTCTTTACAATTGAAGATACAAGCATGTCGAAACCCATATTTCAATCTATACGTGCCGAGATGAGACGAAGGAATGAATTTATTATTCCTTTTAAGGAAGAGAAGCCAGGCACACGAATGAGTAAGCGTGATAGGATACAAGAGATATTAGCCCAAAGGTTCGCAGTAGGTCAAGTTCATATAAAGAAGATGCATTATGATCTACATAGAGAGATAATGACTTTTGGTCCACGTATGGCTCATGATGATACTATAGATGCTTTAGCTTATGCATGTAAGTATGCACATCCACCTACTGGTATGGCTGAATCTAAAGATGGATGGTATAAACAAAAACCAAAAGCTAAATCATGGATAACGGCATAAACAAAAAAATGGCCAAAAAGTTAGCACGATGGTTGCTGAAGGATCTTGAGCTAGATTTTGAACTGATATTAGACCCACCAACAGAGGATGATATATGCCGAAATTTGGAAGAACATCAAGAAAAAATTTAAGAACTTGCGATATAAGATTGCGTAAAGTTTTCGATGAAGTGATAAAACATGTAGATTGTTCTATATTAGAAGGATATAGAAGGAAAGAAAGACAGAATAAATTATATGACGAAGGGAAGACGAAAGTTAGATATCCTGAGGGACGTCATAATAATAATCCCTCTCTTGCTGTGGATGTGGCGAGATACCCTATTGACTGGGATGATCGTGAAAGGCATACCCTTTTTGCTGGGTTTGTTATTGGGGTTGCTAATAGTATGGGTATAGATCTACGTTGGGGTGGTGACTGGAATCGTAATTGGGATACAAAAGATAACAGGTTTGATGATTTCCCTCATTTTGAGATTTATGAGAAAAGATGAATTATTTCAAGCCACACGGTGGTTTAATTTAATTATAGGCTCTATGAATTTATATTTATACAGTATGGGTGGTGGTTATCACCTTTTAGGTATAGCAATAATTAATGTTGGCGTGTGGGTATTTACAAGGAGGGCGAACAAATGATTTATGTTATGGAATACATTGTTTGCTCTTTCTATATTAGGGGTAGTTAGGTTCGGTGAATATATCACGGAAGAATGTCCCCTCAGGAATTATGCATGCCCAACAGCATGTGATGTAGATCACAAACATTATCCAAGAGAGGAATGTAATGGCAAAAGCAAAGAAGAGAGTAGACCAGATTCGACAGTTGTTCAATCTGTCCAACAGCTATACAAGAAAGCAGTGGGAACAGATAAACCAGAAGGGCTATGAGTTTGCTCATGACGAACAACTTCAGCAGATAGAAAAGGACTCCCTAGAAGAACAGGGAATGCCTACATTTACTATTAATCGGATTCTTCCGGTAGTAGAGATGCTTAATTTCTATGCAACTGCTAATAATCCTAGATGGCAAGCTGTAGGCGTTGAAGGTAGCGATACTGATGTAGCATCTGTATTTTCTGATCTTGCAGATTATGTTTGGTATAACTCTAATGGGTCTACTTTATATAATAATACCATAAATGATAGTATTACTAAGGGATTGGGTTTTATTTTAATTACAGTAGATAAAGATGCTGATAACGGGTTAGGAGAAGTAGTAATACAACAGCCAGAACCTTTCGATGTTTATGTAGATCCTAAATCAAGAGATATGCTATTTAAAGATGCAGCTTATGTCATGATTAGGAAGGTGCTTCCTAAGAACCATTTAATGAAACTTTTCCCTGAGTATAAACGTAAGATTGCTACTTCTAATAGTGATGAACAATCACAAAGATCTTATAGTACTCGGTCTACTGGAGATAGTGATCAAAAACTTTTTACATATAATGATGATATAGATTCTGGGCTCTCTATTAAAGCTGATGGTGAGCAGGATCAGCTTGTTGAGTTCTTTGAGGTGTATGAGAAGATAAAGGTATCTTATATGAGTGTTTTCTATAGGATTCCCCCTAATAAAGAAGAATTAAAGGCTTTAAAACAGCAAGTTGATGTTCAGATGAAGGAAATGCAAGCTGAAATGGAGGTTCAATTAATTGAACAGCAACAAGCTATGGAGCAAGCTGTTCAGGCGGGAGAAATGCTTCCTGAGCGTTATGAACTTGAGATGAGAAAAGCTCAAGAGATGATGCAACAACAGTTAGAAGTAGCTAGGCAGGAAGCTATGAGTCAATTACAAGCTGAGTCTAGTAAGATAGAGAATAAGATTGTTTCTGAAAAAGAATTTAAGATTCTAATGCAAGATCCTAATATAGCAAAGAATGTTGTGGATCAAGTGCAATTTTATTCC